CGGGGTTCAGGCCGGAGAACGCACCAGAGATCAGCGCGGCGGTGATGTAGGGCGGGTACAGAACCTGCTTGCCAGCAGCGTTGTAGTTGTAGTGGCCCAGATGCACCAGCGAGGTCCGCTTGCTGTTCAGCGCCTTGGCGGCGTCGATGGCCTGCAGGTCGGTGGTGTTTGCGGCGGTACCGCAGATCACGCGGCGCTCACGCAGAGCCACGTCGCTCATGTAGGCGGCATGGGTGTCGGCCAGAGCGTGCACGGCTGCATCGGCGCTGACAGGGGTCAGCCACTGCACATCCACAGTCTGGAGCACCTCGAAGGCGTTGGCCCAGTCGTTGTAGGTGGTCGTGCCGTCGGAGCCGCCGGTCAGGAACGTCCAGTCAACCAGCGCAGGAGCGTTGCCCACGTTGGAAGGGCGCACAGCGCGGACCAAATCCTGACCGTTGCCATTCAGCCAGTCCACCACGGCCTGCAGGTCGGCCTTGGCGATGTAGCTGGTCTTCACGCTCTGAGCAGTCACGAAGTCCAGACCCTGCAACGCCAGAGCGTTGTAGTTGCCATCCAGAACCTCGGCCTCGAAACCGGCCACCACGTTGATGCGATCAACCAGATCGATGACGGAGGTGTACTGCGTCAGATCGATGGTGGCCACGGTGGTGCCAGCAGGAGCAGCCAGAACAACCTGAGTGCCGTTGATGGTCATGGTGGCCGTGGCCTGAGCACCCGTGTAGACGATGCTGAAGGCGCGACGCTGCAGGTTGTCCTGAGAGTAGTAGTCGTTCCCGCGCTTGACGGTCACGCGCAGGCCAGCGTTGGAGCCAGCCTCGACCTTGTACTGCACCTGATTCTCACGGATGCCGTAGTTGGCGGAGGACAGGTTTACCACCGTGGCGTTGCCTGAGTCCTTCAGCGTGCCGGTGGACTGCGTAGCAGTGCCGACGCGGACAGCAACCACCGACTCGGGGCCGCCAGTCTCGGGACTGGGGTCGAATGCGGCATTCACGGCATCCAGCAGCTCGCCGGAAACCAGCATACGTGCGGCTTCCTGCGGGGAGCCGAAGCGGAGGATAGAGTTGGGCTTGCCGCCAGCAGAGCGACCCACCAGAGCAACAACGTTGCCGACGGATGCGCTCTGGGGTTGCAGTGCGCTGTCGTTCACCACGCTCGCGGTGGCGGGGCTGACAATCAGGCGGCCATTGAAAAACACAGACATAAATGACCTCGCTTAAACGGGGGTGTTGACGAAAGCGTCGAAGCGCCCACGGTAGCCAGCCTCGGTATCCTTGAGGCGGCCGGCGCGGCGCTCCACATGCTCGAACGCGCCCAGCAGCTCGGGGCGGGAAACCGTCTCGGACAGGCGAGTACAGAACTCAGAAAGCGACAGCTTGGTAGGCTGCACTTCCACCTGCTCGACGGGTGGCGTGTCGTTTTTAGCCATTGAGGCTCCTTGTAATGACAGTGGAAATCGCATCCACCGTCCCGCCAACGCGGACCGGAGCGATGCAGGAAAATGTACCCATTACCTGATACATCGGGGACGGGTACTCGCCGTTCACGGCGTCAATGTCCTCGGCACGCCAGTCGAGCTGGGTCCAGCCTTGGGACTCGAAGACGGGCATGTTTCCGATGACGATCCGGCGCAAAGCCTTGCGCAGCTCGTTGCGCTCGTCTCCGTTCAAACTCCAGCCGATCACCGTGATGCTGTTTTCGCCCCACCAGCCCTCGGACTCGTTCCAGTCAAAGCCAATGGAATCGAAGGCGTCCCCGGCAATGGCCTCGCCAATTGCCCGCTCGCCAGAAGTCTCGGACTCCACATGCAGCGTCACCAGCGGGAAGCGCAGGTCGCGCTCCAGCGATGGCGATCCCATCATCACCTGCACGTAGCCCAGCTCGACCTGAAACGATCCGCGCTGAACCTCTTCGGCCAACCCAGCCTCAAGGCGGTCACGCAAGAAAGAGAGCACGTCCGGCGTGTATTCAGCGTAATCCGCAACAGGCGTGCCAGACACCACAGGGCCGGACGTCCAGATCGCGCCATCGGAAGTCCAGAACGGCTTGTAGAACTGCTGAACCCCGTTTCGGAGCAGCGTGGCGTCCACGGTTACATGATCGTCTCCCTCGTAGGCGAGAAAAGCAGTCGGATCACTGTGCCCAGCAATGTCGTTCGTTTCTTTGCGCAGCACACGCCACACCACCGCACCAGCTGGCGGGGTGAAGTGCAGCCGCAAAGCATTGCCGACGTGCAATGGCTGGACCATGTGGATCATGGGAGCCATTCTCGCGTCACGACACATCGTGACAGCAGAATGAGGTATGGCCGCCCCAATCACGTACTCGATCAGCACCATTGGCGACGCGCTACTGGACAAGACGGGCGCGATCAACAAGGCCGTCATGCCGGCCATGAATCAGGCAGTGCGAGCCATTGCGCAGGCGACGGCATCCGCGTGGCAGACGAAGGTACTCAAAGCCAAGCTGTGGAGCGGCGAGAAGGATGCCTACTCCGCGAGCATCAAGTGGGAAATGAAGGGCGACCTGAGCGCGGTCGTCTTCAGCGATTACAAGTACGTCCAAGACATCGAGACAGGCCGGCCGCAGCGTGACCTGAAGGCGATGCTGGATACCAGCATGAAGGTCCGTCGGACGCAGGGCGGAAAGCGGTTCTTGGTGATCCCGTTCCGACACGGCACACCGGGCAACGGAGCCCACGCGCAGGCCATGCCAGCCGGGGTGTACGCGATGGCCAAGGCCATGGCGGCAAGCTCAGTCGTGGCGACAGGCACCAGACTGTCAGGCGAGGTCACGCACCTGAGCCCCAAGGGGGGCATGCACGCGGCAGCGAAGCAGTCGCCCTACCTCAGCGACCCGAAGACCCGGCAGGCAGCCACCGTGGCGGCACGCAAGTACGCATGGGGCGGACGCCTGACGGCAGGGGCACTGAAGTCGGCAGGATTGAGCCCGGCAGAACGCAAGCTGTACAGCGGCATGGTGCGGTTCGACACGAGCACGCCGGGTGGGTCGAAGTCCTCCAGTTTTATGACCTTCAGGATCATGATGGAGGGATCGAAGGGCTGGATCGTCGGAGCCAAGCCCGGCTTGTACCTCGCCAAGAAGACTGCCGAGGAAATGCAGCCGAAAGCCCAAGAGGCCATGAAGCTGGCCGTCGAGAAGACGCTCGGCTCTTAACGCCCGTACAGGTCCCACTTCCGCGCAATCAAGCGCTTCGGCAGCGGAGCGCCCGAGTGCTCGTTTCGGTCGGACGGAAAGCGGCCCCAAATAAAGTATTCGGTCTGCTTTTTGCCTGTCACCGAGTAGGTCGCGCCCAGCGGAGGGGCCCCGCCATTCGGCCACGTCAGGTTGCCGTTGGCATCCCACACCGGAATCCCACCCTCGATGGTGGACTGCTTGTCAGGCGACAGCCAGAACACGCGGTCGATGCTGACCGGGATGAAGACCAGCCGCTCAGTCGGAGCCCCGCGCACCAGAGGCTGGCTGAACACATCGTCGGAGTTGAGCAGCACCAGCCGGTCGTACTGGCCGGCGTCTGCCCACATGGGGCTGTCAGAGCCAACCGACAGCACCATGTCGCCAGACTCATACAGGCCGGACTGCACCCACTCGGCCATGGTGTCCTGCCGGACGATGCCGACCACAGTCTGCAGGCCGGTGTCCCAGAGCCGGCCCTTGCCGAGGCAGAGGGAGTGCTTCGGGTCCGGGTTGCCCGTGGCGGGGTTGACGCACGCGCAGGCATACGCCTTGCGCCAGCGGACCTGCTGGCCCATCCCGGCGAGGTGGCGGTTAAAGACGGCTGGGTTCAGGCGCATCACATCACCATTGCGCGAATGCCGTGGATGCGAGCCACGAGGCCACCGTTGGAGCCGGTGCCGTTGATGATGCCATCCACCACGTCGTGGTACTTACCCACGTCAACGCTGAGCGACTGGCTGAGTCCATCGGCGCTGACGGAGCCGGACTGAGGCATGAAACCGTCCTCGACCAGCTTTGTGACGGCGAGCTTCTGCACCGCATCGAGCAGGTCCGGGAACTCGCGGGCGACGTTCGCCAGCCCGGCCACGTAGTCCAGATGCACGGTGAATGGCAGAGTCCGACCGCCGGACAGGTTGCTCATGAACAGGCCGCCGAGCAGCGTCTGGTAAGCGGTACCGGTCGGAACAATCTGAATGTGCCCGTACTTCTTGTCCATGCGAATCCAGTCGGCAGGAACGTCCACGATCGTCTGCGCTGGAGACGGGTAGACGAACTTCATGCCGATCACGGACTGGAGCGGTTTCTGCCGGGTGACGATGTAGCCCCACTTGTCGCCGTACCAGTCGGCAGGGTTGTAGTCGTAGGGCGCATCGACAGCCCAAGGCTGGCCGTTCAGCGCATCGATCTGAGCCTGACTTGGGTCGGCGGCAAAGAAGCGAGTCGGTGCCAGCGGCACGCGGAGCTGGTGCGAAATCGAAGCCTCGGCAGCCAGCAGCTTGTCCCAGAGGTAGTCGTCGCTCACCTGCACGTCCGGCATGATCGAAGCCGCCAGCAATGTGAGGCGGTCCCGGCGCATCTTGGCGATCGTGAGCGCACGGTTGGGAAACAGAGCAGACGACGACGAGACTGCCTCGTCCACTACCTGAATGCGGATCGTTCGCTGGTCGCGGCGTCCTTGGTTCGATACGACCGTGTTGGTGATGGCGTACCACGTCCACGCAACACCACCCTGCACCCAAACAGTCGAGACGGAGCCGACGACGCCGGGCGAAGTCAGCGTGAGCGCCGGGTCGGTGGACCAAGTGCTGGTATTGATCGTGTCGCCGGGAGACAGCGCAAGCCAGTCCGCCCAGTCGATGGAGTAGTCAAGGAACGCATCCTTGTCTTGCTGGGCCCATAGCCCGTTTGTGTCGCTGTTGAGTTGCGCCATTTTCAAGCCCTGAAAGACCGCCGTCCGCCGATCTTAAACTCA